CGGCCCGAACAGGTCGGAGCTGTCACGATCCCCGAGCGACTTCATGAGGGCCGGATCGCCGGACACCTGCTCAGCGCATCGCAACAGGACAGGAAACGCGGGGAGCTTGCGCGGATCCGAAAAGCGGCCGCCGTTTTCCTGAAGGTACACCGCATAAGCGTAAAGCGTGGCTTTTTCCACGCCTGCCATCTGGAACATCATGCAGCCGAGCAGGGCCCGCGCCCCTATAAACCGGGAAAAACGGACGCCGCTCTCGTGCGCCCACAAGGAGAGACCGGGATCCGGCGCATCCTCGTCCTCGTCGGTGATCCGGCTGATGATGGCGCTGACATCTTCCTTGCAAGCCCCCTCTGGAAGCGTGGCCTCAAGATCCAGCGCATAGGCCACCTGCCGCTCGCTGGGCTCGTCCATCGGCTCCACTTCGATCTCCAGCGGCTCAGCGAGGCCGTCAGAGACGGCGGCGGCTCTGGCCGCTTCCTCGTTGCACGCTTCAAAGCGCCTCGTATTTCTTCGGCCGGTCTCAGGATTAACGCCTACCACGCGAAAACGGGCATAATTTACGAAGCCGCCAGACGGACTGACATAGCCGCCCACATACGCCAGCGGCAGTTCTCCCGGCGTACGCTGCTTCACTTCAACCTCGACCACTCTGGTCTCGATTTTTGCCGAAAACTTCGGTTTTTCCTCTTTCCTCCTGAAAAAATCGAACAATCCCACGGCCTTCTCCTCCCTTGCTTTTGCGTTTTTTAGTATTTAGTCATCTTTGGGATAATATTAGCACGGGCGCCGTGTTATTGTCAACTCGGGCTACCCATCTTTGACCTAAAAGGAGGAGACGGCTCAAGGTGAAGATATATAGGCCATACGGGCGGTGCAACATCTCGGGCGAGCGCGTCCGCGAGGCCAGAGAGCGGGCGGGCCTCTCGCAGGAGCGCCTCGCCTACAAGATCCAGATCGCGGGGCTCGACATCACGCAGAAGGCCATCAGCAGGATCGAGACCGGCGACCGCATTGTCGCCGACTATGAGCTCGAGTACCTCGCCGACGCCCTCGGCGTGACCATCTACTACCTGCTCGGAAAAGAATGAAAGCAGCGCAGCCAGAGCGGCCGCGCTGCTTTTCTCTTGTCTCCCCTCTTGACTTTATACAACAAATGTTGTATAGTAAAGACACACGAAACAAAAGGGGAGGCGCTCAACATGGAAACTATCACCACCGGGAAACGCCTGAAGGCGCTGCGAGAGGATCGCGGCCTGTCTCAGTCGCAGCTCGCCAAGAAGGCCGACATCAACAGCCGAGTGCTCCAGACCTACGAGCAAGACGACCGAGACATCGCGGGGGCGAAGCTGAAAACGCTCCTCAAGGTCTGCGTCGCTCTGGAGTGCCGGCTCGAGGACATCGTCACAGACGACGAGACGCTGGCGCTGATCGCGGCATACAACAGGCGATGACAACGAAGGGCGGCCAGCCGGCCGCCCTTTTTTCTATTTCACGGAGGGATCACCATGGGGAAACACTTCAGCCACCTGACACCAACGCAGCGCACGCAGATCGACGCCTTCAGGCGCGCCGGCATGAAGGTCGTGGACATCGCCAAGGAGGTCGGCGTCCATTACACCACCATCTACCGGGAGCTCAAGCGGTGCACCTATGAACACCTGAACAGCGACTACACGACCGAGATCCGATACAACCCCGACGGGGCGCAGGCTCGGTATGAGGCCAACCTGCGGGCGAAGGGCCCGGAGCTGAAGATCGGCAACGACTACGAGCTCGCCGACTACCTGATCGGCAAGATCCGGGACGAGAAGTACAGCCCCGAGGCGGCCATCGGCGAGGCCGAGGTCTGCGGCTGGCCCTTCCGGGTGCATATCTGCGCGAGCACGGCCTACAACTACATCCGGGCCGAGATCTTCGGCGACGATCTCACCGTGGAAATGCTGCCGCAGCACGGCAAGCGCCGCCGGAAGCCCGAGCGGCCCGAGGGCAGCGTCCCCCGCAAGCCGGCCGGCAAGAGCATAGAAAAGCGCCCGGAGATCGTGAACACGCGCACGACCTTCGGGCACTGGGAGATGGACAGCCTCGAGAGCGGCAAGGGCTTCAAGCGGACGTGGCTCATGCTGACCGAGCGCAAGACCCGCCGGGAGATCATCGTCCCAATGAGGGACAAGACCAGCGAGAGCGTCGTCCGGGCCCTCAACGGCATCGAGCGGAAGCTGGGCGCCCTATTCCCCCGGATCTTCGTGACCATCACCTGCGACAACGGCACCGAGTTCGCTGACGCCGAGGGCATCGAAAGCAAGCGCCGAGGGAAAGGAAAACGCACCACCGTCTACTACTGCCACCCATACACGCCGAGCGAGCGCGGCACCAACGAAAACCAAAACGGCCTGATCCGGCGACTCGTCCCGAAGGGGACAGACCTCGGCACCCTCTCGCCCCAAGAGGTGAAGGCCGCCGAGGCATGGCTCAACAGCTACCCCCGCAAAATGTTCGGTTTTCTGTGCTCCGAGCAGCTTTTCCGGGAGGAGCTGGCCCTCATTCTGGCCCGCTGAAAAATTTTTTAGACTTTTTTAGCATTTACTCTTGACAAACGGCACCGCCCTCTGTATTATTAAATGCACAGAGACTCAACTGAGTCGCCTGTGCATTTTTCTTTTTATATCGACCCCATAAGACGGAGGTGAGACCGACGGGAAAATACCGCTACCTGACCTTCGAGGACAGGAAGAAGATCGAGGCGTGGCATCTGCTCGGAGATCGGCCGGTCGACATCGCGGCCCGCCTGAGCGTCCACCACACCACGATCTACAAGGAGCTCCAGCGAGGCGCGACCGGCGCGCTGGACGCCAACCAGCGCGAAGGGTACAGCGCAGAGCTCGCCGAGAGGCGGCTGCGTGAGAGCTTCAAGCGCAGAGGTAAACGAGCACCGGCCGCACAGTAGCCAAGAACACCCGGCAGCGCCGGGCCGAAGAAAGGAGAGCCCAACATGAAAACGACCACACGACCCCGACGCTGAAAATGGACGAGCTGCGCACCCCCTCCGCGCTGCTCTCTGAAGCGATCCGGCGGTCGTGTTTCTGCTTTTCAGGGACTCGACACCACCAAGATCCCCGGCTCTGGCCGGGCTAAGACGAAAGGAGACCACCATGACACAGAAAGAGCTCGAGCAGAAGGTCATCGACGCCGAGGGCCGCGTGGCGAAGCGCGAGGCCGTACTCAAGAAGCACAACAGCCAGCTCGCCAAAATGATCGAAAAAGGCGCCGACCGCTTCGACATCAGCATCAAGCGCGAGGACATCAAGAGCGCGACCTCCAAGCTGGCCGAGGCCCGCGAGACCCTCACAAACTGGCAGGACAAGCTCAACACCCGCATCACACGCGACGCCTACCTCGAGGCGAACACCCCGGAGATCCTGAAGAACTTCCTCGAAAACTGGAAACAGCACGCGATCGGCTACTACCGAGAGAAGCGGATCCGCTTCATCAAGTACCGCGAGGGCCTGAAGGCTGAGGAGCGGGCTGCCAGACTGGAGGCGCTTCAGACACTCCCCTCTCTCGAGAAGTACCGCGAGCTCTACAAGGGCCGCGAGCTGACCGACTACGACCTCGCAAACCTCTGGCCGCGCCGTGACGTCGACGCCTTCCTGAGTGAGCGCGGGCTGGAATATCCCCAGATCCAGAAGAAGCTCCGCGAAGCGGGCGACCAGATCACGCTCAGGCTGCTGGAGATCCACAACGAGGACGAGCGCGAGGCATGGCTCGAAAAGACGATGGAAGAAGAAAAGCGGGCCAAGCTGCTCGACCTGATCGGCCGCATTATGAGCACGGTCGGAACCATCACCGACGCCGCGGCGCTCTACATAGGCCCCGAGGGCGACATCAACGGCATCATCGTCGGCACAGAGGGCAAGGCAAAGATCCAGACCATCGGCGCCGGCGGCTACAACATCCAGTGTTTCCACTTCAGGACGCTGATCCACGAGATAAAGTGAGGTGACGAGCATGAACACCAAAGCCATCCGGCAGCTCGCCGACGTCACGCTGGACAAGTACCGCAGCTCAATCCCCCGCAAAGCCTTCGAGGAGTTCGTGAAGGACATCATCGCCGGCGAGAACCGCGCGACCGCCTTCAGATACGAGGCAAGCCCCATCTGCCGGGCCTCGTTCCCGTCCACGCTGGACGAGGACGGCGCCCGCTGCACTGTGGAGGTCACGGTCTACCGGCTGAACGCTGTGGCCGTCACCGCCTTCCTGCTGGATGGGCCCGAGACGCTGCTGCGGCACATCGGGCTCGACGAGCGGGACACCTACACCACCAAGCACGAGATCGACGACCTCGTCACCGTCGTGCACATCACCAGAGAGGAGGCAACAGCATGGCAGCACTGAGAGACATCGCCCGGGACTTCGCCGCGGAGATCCGCGACGGCATCGGCTGGACAATCGTGTACCGCACCGGCCGCTCGTGGAACGCCCTGACGATCTGGAGCGACATCTGGAACGGCGAGTGGGAGACCAACGACCTCAACGACGCCATCGGGATCCTGAAGGCAGACCCGGACGCCGTCATCGTCAACGGCTACTACTGCGGCCAATTCGGTGAGGACATGACCATCGACGAGATCGCCGCCGGGATCCGCTGGCACTACGAAGGCGGCCGCAACCGCCTCGCGGACTATTGCGAAGTCACGCAAGGTCGGGACGCCCTCGAGGAGGGCCGCAAGGCTGCCGAAGCTGCCGGCCTCCCGTTCTGTGAGCGTCTGGCCGACGGAGGCGACGACGAGCTGAGCCCCTACGTCTACGACGGCAGCATGACGCTCGCCGATCGTGAGAAGATGCAGCAGGCCCGCGAAGCCTTCGAGAAACTGGCCGACGCTCTGCGGGAAATAGCCGCCAAGCTGGCCGAGGCCCTGAAGCCGGTCATCAACGCTGTGCTCTCTGCCCTCAAAAAGCTCTGGAAGGTATCGGCCAAGGCCATCGGAGTGCCGCCGAAGTGGCTGCACCTCGCAGCTCACGCGAAGAAAGCCAGAACCCGGAAGAAGTACCGCAACCGCATCCGGCGCTATGTTTTCGAGGCTCTGGCTGCGGAAGGAGGTGGAGGCCCATGACAGCCAAGTGCGTCGGCTGCGGGCTCGACTGGAACGTCAGCATCTACCAGAAGATCCCCCGCACCGGCTACATCTGCCCGCACTGTGAGAGCCGGCTCCGCGCCGGCGAGACCCTGCCGAACATTCAGGCCAGCCAGAAGGCTCGGCCGCAGAGAACGAAAGGAGCAACCCCATGAAAAAGATCGCACTCAAGAACGCCGCCCGCGGCACGGCCTTCGACTATGCCGGCCAGAGCTGGATCCTGCTGGAGAATGACCCCGCCGGCCGGACGCTCTGCCTGAGCAAAGACATCACCGAGACCCGCGCCTTCGACGAGGGCAACTGCAACAACTTCGCCATCGCCAGCAGCAACAAGTACCTGAACGGCCCCTACCTCGACAATCTGGTCGACGCCTGCAACGGCTCCAACGCCTTCCTCGAGAGCGAGCTCGACCTGACAACCGACGACGGCCTGAAGGACTACGGCACCTGCACCGTCACCATCTTCTCGCTGACGGTCGACCAGTACCGGCGCAACCGCGACGTCATCCCCAACGCAGACGACTGGTGGTGGCTGTCCACCGCCTTCAGCACGAAGTCTAACGGATACGAGTCACTCGCCCGCCTCGTCTGGAGCGATGGCACGCTGGGCTGGAACTACGCCTGCTACGGCTACTACGGCCTGCGCCCCGCTTGTTATCTGGACTCCGATCTCCTGATCTCCGTCGAGGACGACGAAGCCACCGACGACGTCACGCCGGAGCACGCCGGCGAGATCATCGCGGCGCTGGCCGA